TATAGATAGAGGTTATCCAAATCTCTATTATACTTACAAAGAAGATGGATATGTTGATCCATCTATTCAAATACCAAAAGGTTATGACTTAAAAGATAAATCACAGATGGTTCCTGGATTTACAACAAGTGCAAAAACAAGACCACTTCTGATTTCAAAGTTGGAAACATATTTTCGTGAAAGGGCGCCTATTGTAAAATCTGCAAGATTAACGGAAGAACTTCTTGTATTTGTTTGGAATGGTTCAAAGGCAGAGGCACAAAATGGATATAACGATGACTTGGTTATGTCATTTTCTATTGGTCTTTGGGTTAGAGATACTGCTATAAAACTTCGTCAAGAAGGTTTAATGAAGACCAGAATGAGTTTAGATTACATGGGAAAATCAACAACACCACTTAAACCGTCATATCAATACGGCGATGACCGTGATGGTTGGAGTATGAATGTAAATGGTCATAATGAAGACCTAACTTGGTTGATAAAATAACGTTTCTAATTTTTCCTACATATTTATATTAAGTTTATATTATAGAAAACAGGTGACAAATGGCTCAAAGAAAATCATTATTTGATAGATTGAAAACACTTTTTTCAACCAATGTTGTTGTTCGTAATGTTGGTGGTAAGAAGTTAAAAGTTGTTGATACTGCTAGGTATCAAGGTGACGGAAATCCACATACTTCAAAAGTCATTGATAGATACGGTAGATTACACGGAACAAGAGGAACCCCAATATCTGTTTACAATCAATACAATTCTTTTTCTGCAACAAAAATAGACCTTTATACCGATTATGAGGCAATGGACACCGATGCAATCATTTCATCGGCTCTTGACATTTATGCGGATGAGAGCACCTTAAAAAATGATCAAGGTGATGTTTTAACTATAAAAACCGATAATGATAACATTCGTAAAATACTTCGTAATTTATTTTATGATGTTCTGAATATAGAATATAATCTTTGGCCATGGATTCGCAATCTTTGTAAGTATGGAGACTTTTATCTTTATATGGATGTGAAGGATGAATTGGGTGTAACAAATGTTGTTCCATTTTCACCATACGAAATGCAAAGAGAAGAAGGAACTGATCCAGAACATATCTATATGACAAAATTTATTTACGAAGGACCTCTCGGAAAAGGAGAATTTCAGAATTATGAAATTGCTCACTTTCGTCTTCTCGGTGACACAAACTATCTTCCCTATGGTAAATCTATGTTGGAAGGTGCTAGAAAACTTTACAAACAATTAGTTCTCATGGAAGATGCAATGCTGATACATCGTATTATGCGGGCACCGGAAAAAAGGATATTCAAAGTTGATATTGGTAACATACCCCCAGCAGAAGTAGACCAATACATGAACAACCTTATGAATAGAATGAAGAAGACACCGGTTATCAATGAACAGACTGGTGACTACAATCTCCGTTTCAATATGCAAAATCTTTTGGAAGACTTTTATCTTCCAGTTCGTGGTGGACAATCTGGTACTTCTATCGAAACTCTTGCTGGGTTACAATATGATTCTATTCAAGATATTGAATATCTAAAATCAAAGATTTTTGCTGCTCTTAAAGTGCCTAAACCATATTTGGGCTATGATGAAAGTATAGAAGGTAAGGCAACACTTGCTGCTCTTGATATTCGTTTTGCTAGAACAATCGAAAGAGTCCAAAGAATAGTTGTTTCTGAATTAACTAAAATTGCAATAGTTCATCTTTACTCACAAGGTTACGAAAATGCAGACCTTGTAAATTTTGAACTTGGTTTAACTGGACCATCTATTATCTATGAACAGGAGAAAGTTGCTCTTATGAAAGAGAAGGTGGATTTGGCTGGAACACTCATCGAAAAGAAACTATTATCAATGAAATATATTTATTCCAATATATTCAATCTTTCAGAAGATCAGGCAGAATTTGAAAAGAATGAAGTTCTTGAAGACATCAAACATGCATTCCGTCAAAAACAGATTGAAAATGAAGGAAACGATCCTGCAATTACGAAGGAATCATTTGGAACACCTCACGATATTGCAAGTATGCAGATTCGTGGTAGTGGGTATAAAGTCATAAATGATAATGAAGTTCCAGAAGGTGGTTGGCCTGGTGCAGGTAGACCTGCTAAAAATTTGAATTATGGAACGGATAAGAGTCCATTTGGTAGAGATCCTATTGGAATGAAAGATGTTGGAAATACCCTTAAAGTTAATCAATCACCAAAGGCAAACCATAAGGGTAATTCACCGCTTTCTCTTGAAAACAAAGATGTTGAAAAGTTGATTGGTAGTATGTCTGGTATGAAAATAAAGACTAAAATGATAATATCCGAAAGTCTTAAACCTGCAAATACAGAAGAAATTGAACCAAATTTACTAGATGAAAACAATTTATTAGATGAATTGTAATTTTCTCTATATTTATTCTATGAAAGTGCACACAAACAGGTATAAGGAAAAATGAAGAAAATTAAACATTCAAAATTCAAAAATACTGGAATGTTGTTCGAGTTATTAACAAGACAAATAACTTCGGACATTATTTCTTCCAATGAGTCTGTTGCCATACAGATTCTAAAAAAACATTTTAATAAGAATACCGAACTTATCAAAGAGTATAAACTATACAAAACTCTTTGTGATGAACGTTTGAAGTCTGATACAAAGGCAAATATGCTTATTGAAGCTGTATTGAAGGCAAGACGAGGGTTGAATAAAAATAAATTGAATAATGAAAAGTATGAATTGATAAAAAGTTTGAAAGAAAACTTTGATTTGGATTCATTTTTTCAAACAAAAGTTCAAAACTATAAATTATTGGCATCGGTCTACAAGGTATTTGAATACAATGAATTGGAAAATCCTGTTGAAATTACAAAATCAAGAATAACCATTCTTGAAAACATAACATCAAAAACAAATAATTCTGTGATAACAGAGGATATTGCTATTGCAAGTGAACCAAAAGAAGTTCGTCTTATGGCATACAAATATCTTGTTGAAAAATTCAATGCAAAATACAGTAATTTATCCGAATCACAGAAGGTATTGTTGAGAGAATATATTGAAAATGTAAGCAATACCAATAACTTAAAGTCTCTTGTTCAAACAGAGGCGGTAACTATAAAAAGATTATTCACCAAAAATATGCATAGAGTAAAGGATAAATCTTTGAAGATAAAGTTACAAGAAGTTGTTGGTCTTTTAGATGAATATGATACAATAAAGAAAGTGGAAGAAAATCATATATCAGCTCTGCTTCGTTATTACAGTTTAATAGAAGATTTATCATGGAGTAAATAATGTCAGTTAATGAAATTCACCCATATAATTTTCCTGCATCACAGGCAAATGATTTTGAAAGAAAAGGTCATCCTGGAAAATGGCTAAAAACTATTACTGTATCTGGAACAGTATGGTTTACTGGTTCAAATTATGGTGCGGGTGCGGTCATACCTTTTGGTAGTGCAGCCGGAACAGCATATCTTTCCGGTGGTGGATCTATTGATTTGAGTAAATTGGCAAAAACTTATATCCACGAATTGTCAATAGAACGTATTGAAAGTGGTGCAGATTGTTATGTTCTCATTCGCAATCAAGTGATTAGGTAATATATGTCAGTTGAATCTTTCATAAAAAAATTAAAAGAATCAGAAGAATATCGTGAGTTTGTAGAAGAACTTTCATTAGATGAAATGAGCACTACCGCTTCTGTTCCTGGATATCAAACGCCAAATGCATTTGCTCCTAGTGAAGAAGAATTTGAAGAACATAGTAAAGAAAGTGCCGAAACTATGGGATATACAGTTGTTCCGAAGAAAAAGAAAGTCCACTCGGAATCAGTTTACAAACAGGCAATGGGTGTAATAAACGAAGGAACATACAAAGAATTTCGTAGAGACGAAACCCGTAGTAGTAATAGAAAAATAAACGATTCAATTAAGAATATAAACAGAACAATCTATGAAGTTGAAAGAGTTGTTGAACATGCACTCAAATTAAAAACTGAAATGAATGTTGATCAAAGAACTCTTTGGGGTGAATCTATGAGTAGATTGAGAAAAATATCCGAAAGAATAAACAGAATTACTAAAAAAATAAACGAATTAGGTGCTTAAGATGAAAGAACTACTCGTAGATACTATACTATTCAATGTAAATCCAAAAGTGATTACCGAATCTGAAAAGAAGAACGGTGGTAAAGTTATAGTTTCAGGAGTGTTACAACGAGCAGAAGCAAAAAATCAAAATGGTAGAGTATATCCAAAAAAGATTTTAACTCGTGAAGTAAAAAAATATGCAGAAAATCAGATAAAAGAATGCCGTGCACTCGGAGAACTTGACCATCCTGATTCATCTGTAATCAATCTTCGTAATGTTTCTCATAATGTTCTTGGCGTTGATTGGAAAGGAAATGATGTTGTTGGGACAGTTGAAATACTACCAACACCATCCGGTAATATCCTAAAACAACTTCTTGGTGCTGGTATTCGTCTTGGTATATCATCAAGAGGATTGGGTTCGGTAGAAGAAATCAGCGAAGGTGTTGTTGAAGTTCAAGATGATTTTGAATTGATAGGTTGGGACTTTGTTTCTAATCCATCAACTCATGGTGCATTTATGTATCCAGATGGAATGAGTGAGGGAATAAATGAGGGGTTGATAACAGAAGGAATTTCCACATCAATGATTTCCAAAATTGATCCCAAAATACAACGTATTCACAACAATATAACAAACATTATTTGTGAGATTGGAAATGTTTGTGAATGTATATTTGAGGGGAAATAAAAATGCCAGCATTATCGCAACAACAACAAAAACTTATGGGATTGGCTCTTGCATATAAAAGAGGAAAAGTGCCCACTTCTGATGTTAGTAAGACTGTAAAACAATTAGCAAATTCAATGTCTGAAAAAGAATTAGAAAAATATGCATCTACTTCACACAAAGGTCTTCCGAAGAAAGTCGGTGAAACGAAAACATCAATGACAAGAGAAGAAATAAATAAACTTGTTGCAGATGCTGTTCAAGAAGTGATGAAAGAAAGGTTTAGTGTAAAAGTTCTTACATCAGAACAAAAACAACAATATATTGAAGCCATTTCAAAATACAATGAATATCGTTCTGTAATTCATCGTTCAGGAACACTTCCTGAAATCGTATCTGAAATCAAAAGAATGGTAGAATTTGCATCAAAAAATATGGTAGAAGAATCTGGTGATTGGTTTGAAGGTGTATCACATAGAAGAAAATCAAAACAATTAAAAGAATCTGTCAATGAGTTCCAAAAAATATCAGAAAAAATAGTTAAGTTACAGCGAACCTTGGAATCTATCTATGAGAATATAGGTAAACAACTTGGAACATTTTATGAAATTAAGAAATAATAAGGAAATTGGTTATGTCAGACAGAGTGTATACAACTTCAAATTATGCCCATGTTAAAGTCAAAGCTGGTAGCATGAATGTAGATACAATGATTAAGGTTTTTAAGCGTAAAGTAAAAGAAGCCGGTATTCTCGAAGAATATAAAAATCGTATGGAATATATCAAACCATCAAAAAGAAAGGCAGAAAAAAGAAATGCCGCTATCAGAAGACAAAGAAAATTGGATTCTGAAAACATTTAATGGAGATAAAATGACCTTTGCTAGTCTTGAAAAACTAATCCGTGAAGAAGCACGGAGAGTTATTGAAAACCTGGAAAGGTCTTTTTCATTATATGAAGAAGATGAAAAACCAGCAAGTGAAGATCCTCAAAAAATGCGTGTGGTCAATAAGGAAAGTGGAAAAACTTATTACATAAACAAAGATAGTTTTGATCCAGCAAAACATGATGTATCTACTGCAAAAGAACCAAAAAAAGAAGAAGAAGAACCGGCTGCAGATACCACACCAACAGAAACTCCTGTTGAAGAACCGGCACCAACAGAAACACCTGCTGCTGAAGAACCTGCTGCAGATACTACAACATCGGAAACCCCAGCAACAGATACAACCACAACGGACACAACTACAACAGATACTACATCAACCGAAACACCGGCAGAAACCCCTGCAACTACAACAGATACGGCTACAACAGATGCAAGTGGAACTGAAAGTAAGACAGGACTAAAAACAGTTGGTGCATTTACGAAAGTTGATGTTGAAAAATTGGATGCTAAAACAAATAATTTATATCCACAAACTCGTGAACATTTACTACAATATGATTATGAAGATATAATTGATATGTATGATTTGAGCGTTGGTGATAAAAAAACAAATTTTACTAAATTATTCAAACGAGCAGAAATGATTGCTTTATCAAAACACTATTTGATAAGTAAAAATGAATTGGATAAACAAACCATACTAGCATTACAGCATTACTACATAAACTCTATACGAATAAACAACATAATACGGTTTTCTCAACCAAGTGCAACAAAACAAGATATTCAAAAACAAATTAAATTGGGAAAACCAAAAGAAGGCGATAAAAGAGAAAAGGCATACAATAGTGCAATGAATGCATTTACTATAAATGAACTGGATTACGCCTTTTCAGAAGAACCACAAAGATTGGAAAGTAGTATAATCGCTTATCGTTCTATAAAAAATGAAGATGTATTGCAATTATTTATTGACGAGGGACAATGGATAGACAAATCATTTGTAACAACATCGTTGAATCCATTTATTTGTGAAGGAACTGGTAAGAAAAGAATGCCATTATTTGAATTTTTTATTCCAGCCGGAACATCTATATTAACATTACCATGTCATTCAAATGATTATTGTCACGAAACGGAGGTTACATTGCCGAGAAATTGTAGATATACAATTCAAGGTTTTAACAATACAAGAAATATCTATAAGATATTAGTGGAGCAAAACTATGCCTGATGAAAAGAAAATAGATACGAAAGATAGAGACAAAAGATATATCTATACAGAAAATGATGCAAAATCCATATTTGGATATGGTCCATCCGAAAAATCTGCAGAAAAAATAGAAAAAAAATAACTTACCTCATACTTATACTTACACAATACTCTATCCGTTATAGAGTCCGATATTATTTTTATTGCAATTAGTGTTTCAAATAACACTAAAAATAGTTGGAGAATTTTATGAATGATTTATTGAAAGAAGCGATTGCAGATGCAAAAGCCGTTAAGGAAGTAGCATTGGCAAACGCTAAACTTGCACTGGAAGAGGCATTCACTCCGCGTTTGCAGTCTATGCTTTCTCAAAAGTTGGCAGAGGAGGCAGAAGCCGAGGAGCCAGTCGAGGAAGCCGAGGGTGAAGAAGAAGCACCCGTAGAAGAATACGGATTCTATAGCGAAGGTGATGATGAAGAACCTGCTATGGAAGAAGGCGAAGGCGAAGAAGAAGCGCCAGTTGAAGAAGGTGAAGGTGAAGAAGAAGCACCCGTTGAAGAAGCAGAGGGTGAAGAAGAAGCACCGGTAGAAGAAGCTGAAGATGAAGAAGAACCAATGGATGAAGAATTGATGGAAATTATTCGTCAATTAGAAGAAGACATTGATTCATCTGAAATCGGTGGTGGCGAAAACAAAAAACCTTCAGCAGTTGCATCTGATGACAGCACAGAAGATAAGAAAGAAAAACTTGTTCAACTCGTAGAAGATGAAGAAGAAGATTCCGAAGAAGTTGCTGAAATCAAAGAAATTCTTCGTGCTCTCCGTGAGGAAGAAGAAGGTGAAAAGGAAGAAAAGGTTGAAGAAGGTGAAGATGAAGAAGAAGTAGACATCAAAGAAGTTCTTCGTGCTCTCCGTGAGGAAGAAGAAGAAGAAAAGGTTGAAGAAGCGGAAGATGAAAAAGAAAAAGAAATGGCAGAAGCAAAACTTCGTGAAGCTTATGCTGTAATTTCTTTCTTGCGTTCTAAAATCAATGAAGTCAATCTTTTGAACTCAAAATTGCTCTTCTCTAACAAGTTATTCCGCAAGCATTCACTCAATGAAAAACAAAAAATGACTGTTATTGAAAACTTTGATCGTGCATCAAGTCTTCGTGAAGTCAAATTAGTTTTTGCAACACTTAGCGAATCGTTTAGAACAACAAAAGTTAAACCTATCAAGGAATCTTTTGCTTCTAAACCAACAGCAAGTACACGCCCATCAAAGCCAATCTTAAATGAAGGCGATGATATGGCAAATCGTTTACGTAAATTAGCAGGTTTGAAATAATTTTTTAAGGAAAAAAACATGAGTATACAATCTTTATTGAATGCCTCTGGGAATCCCCACAAGGCACTTATCAAAGAGAACAAGCAAATTGTCAATAAATGGGCAAAAACTGGTCTCCTTGATAATTTGAAAAACGAATATGAAAAGAACTCTATTGCAGTTCTTCTCGAAAATCAAGCAAAACAACTTATTGAAGAATCAAATAGAACAGGTACAGCAGCTGGTTCAGAAGAATGGGCTGGTGTTGCACTTCCATTGGTTCGCCGTATTTTCTCTGAAATTGCTGCGAAAGACTTTGTTTCTGTTCAACCAATGAACTTGCCTTCTGGTCTTGTATTCTTCTTGGACTTCAAATACGGAACAGCACAACCTGGTTTCTCTGCAAATCAAGGAAAAGATACACAAGCTGATTCAGTATTTGGTGTAACTGGTAAAGAAGCAAAAGACGCTGATCCTTCAGGCGGTCTTTATGGTGCAGGTCGTTTTGGTTATTCAATCAATGAGGCAACAACTGCAGCATTGTCTGTAACTGCTGCTACAGTTGATTCTACAAACTGTGCAACTGGTTCAGTATCACACTCTACACCATCTGTTTACCAACATGACACAGAGTTCCAAAATGCTTACTCTGCATCTCTTGCAAGTGGTAAAATCTTTACACTCACAGTTTCTTCAGCATCTATGACAAACCATGATGCAGAAGCAATCCGTGCTTTCAAAGTATCTGGTTCTGGTATTTTGGGTTACTTCCCACAATACACAACAACAAACACAACAAATACACAAATTACATTCGTTGTTTCTGCTTCTGCAGTTCCAACAAATGCAGTTGTATCATACGAAAAGCAACCTACTTCTACAAGCCGTGGTGACTTTGAAGATGGTTTGGCTGGTGGAAGTCTTGACATTCCTGAAATCAATCTAGAATTGCGTTCAGAGTCTATTGTTGCTAAAACACGTAAGTTGAAGGCAGTATGGACACCTGAATTTGCACAAGACTTAAATGCATACCACTCAATCGATGCAGAAGCTGAATTGACATCAATGTTATCTGAATACATTTCACAAGAAATTGATTTGGAAATTCTTGATATGTTGATTAAGAATGCACAAACAACAGAAAGATGGTCTGCACGTATCGGTCGCACTTATGATGCTGCTACAAGCACATTCGGTAATTATGAGACAAACCAAGCTGCTGCTTCTGCGTTTAACCAACAAACATGGTTCCAAACACTTGGCACAAAGATTCAAAAAGTATCAAACACAATTCATCAGAAAACACTTCGTGGTGGTGCAAACTTCCTCGTATGTTCTCCACAAGTTGCTACAATACTTGAATCAATGCCTGGCTATGCAGTTGATGGTGAAGGTATGAAATTCGCAATGGGTGTTCAAAAAGTTGGTCAGTTGAATGGCCGTATCACAGTCTATAAGAATCCTTATATGCTCGAGAATCAAGTTCTCGTAGGTTTCCGTGGAACACAATTCCTCGAAACTGGTGCTGTTTATGCTCCATACATTCCACTTGTAATGACACCGTTGGTATACGATCCAACAAACTTCACACCAAGAAAAGGCGTGATGACTCGTTATGCTAAGAAGATTGTTCGTCCTGAGTTCTATGGTCTTATCCAAATTGATTCTCTCGGTGACATCTAAACCATTTTGGGTTAGTCAAAATAAAGGAGTGAGATTTTTCTCACTCCTTTTTTTATTTTTTTACATATTTATTTTTGAATAGTTAAACATTTTGAGTGTATTATGAAAAAGAAAAAATTATTTGAGGATGATAAAGTATTTGGAAAATCAGATGTTCTTCCATTGAGTCAAGTTCCAAAAGATGCAGCAAAAGCCGCTATTGGTTCCGGAACAAAAGATGGTGATCCCAAAGATGATTCAGCTCCAGGAAAAAAGGTTTCTGTTCCTGCAAGTAGTTTACAGGCAGCACAAACAGAAATTATACCAGAAAAGGCATTAGGCATGGCTATTGCAATGATTAACAAAGTTGGCAAATTTAGTAGTGGTCCTGGTGGTGATTTGGAATCAATCATTTCTGCCGATAACTACATAATGGATGGACACCACAGATGGGCAGCAACTTATCTTGCAGATCCAGGTGCTAGTATAACCGCAACACAAATAGATCTTCCAGGAAAGGCATTAGTAAGTGCATTGAATGTTGTAACTGTTGGTCAATTTGGTCGTGGTGGAAATCAAGGAAAGGGAGATATTAAGGGATTCACAGGTAATCTATTTGATAAATTACTTGATGATTGGTTAAAAAATGGATATTCAGATGGCGGTAATACTACTAAACCAGAAGATGTGAAGACCGCATTGGAAACATTAGGCGGTGGTGATGTTGAAGCTGGTAAAAAACAAATAATGTCAAATGCAGACAAATTGCCAAAAACTATAATGCCTGGTGCACCTGCTCGTGTTGAAATGCCAGTTATTAACGGATCAGAAGTTGCATCAGTTGCCAAGGCAATCGCAGCTGGAGAAATTGATATTAAAGAGCCATATTCCGATGATGTTAAAGATAAAATGGAATCATATTATCAAATGCGTCGCGGGTTAAAACCATTGAGAGAATCCGTTATCAAAAAATTAAAAGACTACAACACAAAAAATAAAAATAGACTACAAGAATCATTTTTGAAAAAAGTTAAAAAACAAAAGTTGGAAGAAAAATTAACTGAATTGATAAAACCAATGATTCTCGAAACACTAAAAAAAATAGTAAAAAATAAAAAAAGATAACACTAACAACCCACTTTATTAAGTGGGTTTTTTATTTTTGACATATATTTATTGTAAACTATGCAAATTATTTTTATGGAGTGAATATGGCAAACAGTCGTAAACAAAAACAAACTCTGAAATACCTTATGAACGAAGTTGTTTCAGAAAAAAGATTAGCACAAAGAATCAATACTAACACTATTAAATTTACAACATTAGATGAATCTGCAATTAACTCATTGTTGGATTCAGATATTTTTACAGTAAATGAAGCAGTTGCCCTTAGAATACTGTTTGGTAAAACCAAAACAAAATCATTAACGGAATCAACGATGAAGAAACTTGATAAAAGTGTAAAAACTATTGTTGAATCAGTAGAAGGTGATGCCATATTGTCCGAAGGTTTCTTTTCTGATATTTGGGATGGTCTAAAAGGTCTTGGCGATAAGGCAAAAGAAGCACTATCTGGTGGTTGGAGCAAAGTGAAGTCTATATGGGGTGAGTTCACAGAACTTGTAACAGAAGTTGCATCTGCTTGTAAAGATGGATTGACAAAGGCATTTGGATCTTTTGCAGATAAGGCAAAGGGTGCTTCCGCAAAAGTCACAGACGCTGCAAAAGATTTGGGAAGTAAGATTACAGACAAAAACGCTTTTGCCAAGGAAGTAAAAGAATTAAATGATTCCGTAACTTACGTAACAAAGACATTTTTTGATAAATGGGTTGCAAAACCAACTTGGGAAAAGGATATGATTGCTGGTAGTGTTGCTCCATCGGAAGATGTTAAAGTTGATCCTGCAAAAGCAGAAGATGGTTTAGAAGATTTGAAAACAATGGAAAGTGTAAATAAAGTAAAATTGAATCTGATAAAAGAAAGAAATAAACTTTTTTCAAACTCTAATGTAATAAAAGAACTTTTCAGAAGTTCAGATGCAAGAGCATTCCTTATGGAAGGCGGTGGATTTGCTCACCTTGAAGGTGCTATTAAAAATCCTTTCTTAAAGGGTGTAGTTGAATGGGGTATAAAGATATTACAGGCAGTTTTTATCCCACTTGCAAAGGTTGCTCAAGTAGTTGCTGCACTTGTTGGTAAGGAATTGCTCAAGAAGTTTTCAGAAGCAGTTAAGTTGATGGGTGGTCCTGGTATTTTTGCTTTTGTTGTAATAGGTGGGTTACTTTCCGAAGTAATTGAAATTGCAGTTAAATCCGTAACACCAAATGGTCCTGCTATTGCAGCTATGTTTATACCTGGTTTAGCACCATTAGTTCTTGCCGCTCAAGGATTGATTACCACAGTAAAGGCGGTATTGACTATCTATACAGTTGCAACTATATTCATAAATGTTGTTCCCGTTCTTCAAAAAGCTGGTAGCGGATCTGCTCCTGCTGCTGAATCATACAATCCTCGTGGTGAATTTAAGATTCAAGACGGTAATCTTTTATATGTAAAATAATTTTTAATCAAAACACAATGAAAAAGAAAAAAACAATACCAACAATAACTGAATCTGAATTACACCGTATCATCAGAAACGAAGTAATGCGTTATTTGAAAGAGGAAGAAGAAATTGATAAAGAAGCAGAAAAAGAATTTGCAGATGCACTTGCCGCGTCAATGGGTGATATTACATCAACTCTAGGTAAAGTTCCAGGTGAAATTGAACAAGTAGAAGCTGACAAAGAAAAGGCAGCTGATGTATTGAAAAAAGAACCAGAACTTGCTAAACTTGCAACCGAAGCAGTAAGAAGAAGAAAAAAGGCATTGAAAGAAGGTAGAAAGAAAGATGCATTAAATGAAGTTGGTCCTGCTTTATTTATTGGTTTGGCCATGGCAATTCCCGCTCTAACTCAAATAGTTGGTAAAATGGCAAAAACAATTTCACAAAAAATGGGTGGAACTGGCGAAGCTGGGGAAAAGCTTGCTCATGTTGGACATCATATGCATGAAAAAATGGTAAAAATGATTAGAAAGACCATAGATGCCGTTTTGGGAAAATGGAAAATGTGGAATGACCTTGATGATGCTACAAAAAATAAATGGGCAGAAGGTATTCAAATGTTGGTGGTCGCAACACTTGCATATTCATCAGGTGTAGGTGCTGTGGATGCTCTAAGCAAAGGTGGTCATGCACTTGCCGGAATTGAAGGTGCTCTAACGGCAGTTAAAGCTGGCGAAATTAAAGGATTCTTGATAGATTTAATAAAAACGACTATTGGTTAATTCTCACTAAAATAATTTTTGATAAAGGGTGACAATCGTTACCCTTTTTTATTTTCTACTTGCTATTTATTACAAATGGAAACTCAAATTCAATACATGGACATAATATCGCTTGCCGTATCCAGTATGGCAACACTACTAGGTGTTTTCTTATCCTGGTTCCTCAAATACAAATACGGTGAATATAAACAAAGAAAAATTGACCGAGAGATTTCCCATTCCAAACTAATCCAAACCATATTAGACCAACTGTTAGAAGAATACAAATGTCAGCGTGCATTTATTCTTCAAAGGCATAACGGTGGTAAATACAAAACAGGCAAATCTATGACCAAACTCTCAACATCATTCGAGTCACTCGAAGAAGGTGTTAGCACAGAGTTCAAGCAATATCAGAACTTACCGATGTCCCTTTATTCCAACTTTGTTGAAGATGTAATAAATCACAAGGCGGTATATCCTGTTGTAGATAATATAGAGGACTTAATAACTAAAGCATTTTTTTCACAGAGAGGGTCTAAATCAGCGGTAGTATATCCGATAATAAAAGGTTCGGAATTTATTGCCATTGTAGGTTTTGAATGGACCCATAAGGTTGAAAAATTGGATAACATATTTTCCAAAATTGAAGCCGATGTAAAGTCAATGGGAGATACTCTTTCTAAATTATTATAGGAGCCGGTATGAGTTCTGAACATAACGAGGAATTTGACAATAAAAAAAATTTGTTGAGTGAAGAAGAAAGTTCGAGTCTAAATACATCAGGAATAAAGAAAGGAAGAAAAACTATAAAAAATAAAATCCAATTTCAATTAACATTGAATGAGGAACAAAAAAGAATAAAATCAGAAGCACTTCGTGATGATATTTCTGTTTTTGTTGGTAAAGCAGGTTCTGGTAAAACATTACTTGCAACACAAATTGCTTTAGAGTGTCTTTTTTATCGTGAAGTAGAACGAATAATAATAACAAGACCAACTGTATCAAATGAAGACTTGGGATTTCTTCCTGGTAAT